GACCTGCGTAGTTGCAGTCAAGGAGGTATTCGTAATGCAAGTGCTACTGTTTTTTATCCTATTTGGCATCATCAGTTTGATGATCTTATTGTACTTAAAAACAACCAAGGAACAGAAGAAACCCGAGTCCGTCATATGGATTATGGGGTTGTGCTTAGTGCTTTCTTCTGGAGACGATTCCGAAACAAAGAAAACATAACATTCTTTGACCCCAACCAAGTACCTGATTTGTACGAAGCATTCTACCAAAACACAGAACGCTTTGAAGAACTCTATGTCAAATACGAAAAACGCAAAGACCTACGTACCAAGACCATGAGTGCTGAGGAAGTTTTCAAGAGTGGTATACTGAAAGAACGCACAGACACAGGTCGAATATATCTTGTATTCATTGATAATGTCATGAATCAAGGACCGTTTGATCCTGAGTATCATACGATTTATCAAAGTAATCTGTGTTGTGAGATCCTATTACCCACCCGTTCATTTAAGAGATTAGACGACGAGAGTGGACGCATAGCGTTATGTACACTGGGATCTATCAACTGGGGAGCGTTCCGGAACCCAGAGGATATGCGTAGGGCCTGCAGGATTCTACAGCGTAGCCTGTGTAACATTCTTGACTACCAAGACTTCTTGTCAATACAGAGTAAGTTAAGCAACGACGAGATACAGCCATTAGGCATTGGCATTACCAACCTAGCCTACTGGCACGCCAAGCGAAGCCTCAAGTACGGAGAACAAGATGCATTAGCAGAAGTCAAGACCTGGATGGAACATCAGGCCTACTATCTAACAGAAGCCACAGTAGAACTGGCTAAAGAACGTGGTCCTTGTACTGAGAGTGCCAAAACACGTTATGGACAGGGAGTATTCCCCTGGGAACTTCGAGCCAACGGAGTCAACGATCTAGCAGACTTTACACCCGAACTTGACTGGGAAATCCTACGTGCAAATATGAAAGAACACGGTGTTCGCAATGCTACCTTGATGGCTGTGGCTCCTGTTGAATCTAGTTCAGTGGTAATTAATTCAACCAACGGCATTGAAATGCCAATGAGTTTGATCAGCACTAAAGAATCAAAGGCAGGATCGTTTACACAGGTTGTTCCGGAATACAACAGATTGAAGAATAAATATCAATTGATGTGGGAACAAAAAGACTGTGATGGTTATTTAAAAACGGCAGCAGTTATTGCTGCCTATGTTGATCAAAGTATTTCAACTAATACTTTTTATAATCCTGCACATTTTCCAGAACGCAAGGTTCCAACAACACTGATTGCTAAGAATTTGATGCAGGCCCATGTTTGGGGATTGAAGACATTTTACTACAGTCTAATCAACAAAGCAGGAAGCAAAATGCAAGAAGAACAATTAGTGGTGCAAGTAAACGGACATACAAATTCTGTAAACGGATATGAAATAGAAGAGGACTGCGAGGCCTGTAAATTATGACAACAAATGATATTGGACAACAAATAGAAAACATTAAAGCAGCGGTGGAAACAATAAATTCTTTAATGGCTGAACTTCATCCCAACAATGTTGAGATAAGAATCGTATACAAAGAACCCGATAATGGAGAACCTCCAAGATTAGATCTTTGGAGAGCCATAGCACACGTGGATTACTTAAAATGAGTAAACAACAATACAACCTAAACACAAAGACAGACTACCTTAATCGCAAGATGTTTTTGGATCCAGCTGGGCCTGTGACCATACAGAGATTTGAAGAAGTCAAATACAAAAAAATTGCAGACTTTGAAGCCACAGCTCGCGGCTTCTTCTGGCAACCAGAAGAGATCAGTCTAAGCAAGGATGCTAACGACTTTAAAGATGCCAGCGATGCTGTTAAACATATTTTTACCAGCAACTTGTTACGTCAAACTGCTTTAGACAGCTTGCAAGGCCGTGGACCAAGTCAAATCTTTATGCCAGTGATCAGTTTGCCTGAATTAGAAGCACTGGTGTATAACTGGACATTCTTTGAAACAAACATTCACAGCAAATCATATAGCCACATCATTCGCAACATCTATAATGTGCCCAAGGATGTGTTCAACACAATCCATGACACTAAAGAAATTGTGGATATGGCATCAAGCGTAGGCAACTACTACGAAGCACTGCACGTGGTCAATTGCCGTAAACAATTAGGTGAAACAATTCCAGAGAAAGAACACATTCGAGCAATCTGGTTGGCCCTTCATGCCAGCTACGCTCTAGAAGCATTCCGCTTTATGGTATCATTTGCCACCAGCCTAGCCATGGTAGAGAACAAGATCTTTATTGGCAATGGCAACATCATCAGCCTAATCCTACAAGATGAATTGCTACACAAGGGTTGGACAGCCTATTTGATCAATCAAGTGGTCAAAGAAGACGCACGTTTTGTTGAAGCTAAACAAGAGTGCGAAGCAGAAGTGTATGCATTATACATGGACGTGATCCGTGAAGAAAAAGACTGGGCCACATACCTATTCAACAAGGGCCCAGTCATTGGACTCAATGCAAACATTCTGCGTGACTTTGTGGATTACACAGCAGTGGGTGCATTAAAAGATATTGGTATCAAGTATCAAGCAAGTGCTCCTAGATCAACTCCAATTCCTTGGTTCAACAAGCATACCGACACCAGCAAGAAACAGACAGCACTACAAGAAAGTGAAAGCACAAATTATGTCATTGGCATAATGGGAGAAAGTCTAAATTACGATGAGCTACCAGCCATCTAGGAATAAGTATGTACAAGGTACAATTTAAAAGTAAAAGTCCTTTTGAATCCTGGAATTCGCTGGGTGGCGGTGGGACAGAGTCTCAGGCCATTGCTATGGCCCTGGCCAAAAAAGCCAAAGGTGCTATACTGGTTAGAGTTCTTGATAAAAAAGGTAGAGTCATATATTCAAGTTAATTATGAAAACACTAAGAGAATACATTAACCTCATCGAAGGTAAAATTGACGACAGCTGGTTTAAAGATGGTGCATTTAAAACTTTTAAGAAGCCAATTCCAGTGCCGTATACCATTGCCGACAGTGACGGAGTCACACAAACATTAGAAGGTCCGGTAGAGCACAAGGCAGGACATTACATTATGGGTCCAGGTCCTAAGAAAGAATTTTGGCCGTTGGAACCTGAAAATTTTCATGATAAGTACGACGACAACAATGACGGTACAGGAACCCCCAAGGGTGGTGTAATCAAAACAGCTAAGTTGGCCGATCACGATGGTGTCATCAAAGCCACATGGGGAGATCTAACATACACAAAAGGCAATGATGTCATTGTTCGACACGGCGAAGGCGACTATGGTGCTGTGAAAAAAGACATCTTCCAACAGACATATGACACAAAGGAAATGAAATGAAAGCTGTAGTATGGAGTAAGTATCATTGCCCCTATTGCGATCAAGCAAAGGCATTGTTAAAACAAAAGGGTATCCCGTTTGAAGAAAAGAAAATTGGAGACGGATATACTCGAGAAGAACTATTGGAAGCTGTTCCAACAGCACGAACAGTTCCGCAGATTTTTATCGGCGAGCAACTGATTGGTGGATTTACAGAATTAAAACAACATCTAGAAAAGGTATAAAATGTTAATTAATAAAGGCGTAAGCGTAGGCGAAGTTATTACACTTAAACTAACCAGCGGCGAAGAAATTGTTGCCAAGTTAGTAGAAGACGGTGCAGCTTATTACAAACTTAAAAATCCACAAGTAATCGGTATGGGGCCGAAAGGTCCAGGACTAATGCCCTACCTGTTTACCGTTAATCCAGATACCGAAATTAAACTACAAAAATCAACTGTTACTGTAGCAGAAGCAACAGATGCACAGTTTGCCAAACAGTTTCTCGAATCAACCACCGGAATTGCGTTATCCTGATTTAAGTTCTTTTTCAACGGCTGCTGGCAAAGAGAATCGATCTCTGTTATTAATCCAGCAGTCGTAGACTAATTTATAGTTGTCGAAATATTTGTCCTGAATATCGAATAACTCTTCTTTCTTCTTCCACCATGGGCCGGCAAAAAATGTTTTTTTGTCTACAAGAACTTTGTCAATTAGTGCTTGTTCTTCAGCGGTGCGCTCATCTTTTTTCTTGGCTTTTGAAATTGCGTTTGCGTCTAACCTATCTTGATTTGCACCTGCTCTTCCTATAATACCGTCGTAATTTTCAGTCACTTTAGCATCATGAGCTGCTGCCTTTTGTTCTTTAGGAGGATCAGGATCTCCTCTCTTCCAAGTAATTCCAATATATGCAAGATATGCACTCCTTGCGGCATCTTTTTTAATTGCGTATGCAACGGTCTCAGAGGCGTATATTCTTTTATCCACTACCGGAGGAGTAGTCGATGGTGCTTCGGGAGGATCAATAGTGTTAGTACCAACACTGTCTTTGGGTCTAATGCTATCTGTTGGTGTTGCTTGACCGGGAACAGTCTGAGTGGCACTTGTTTCTTGAGCTTTAATAATGTTTAGTTTTGTAACATCATTGACTAGGTCGGGATTCATACTAGACCCTACCGCGCCAGCTAATGCTGCTGGCATTGGCTTTGATAACATTGCCAGCATGGTATTAGCTTTTAATCCTTCAATTGCCTGAGCTTTCGCAGCCGCTGATGCAGCAACATCGGCAGCTAACGCAGTTGGATCACTCATGGTTGTTTGTAAATTTTGTAAAGATTTTGTAGCATTTAGGGCGCTGGTGATAGCACCAGCACTAATTGGATTACCTGCCGCTGTTGCTTCTTTAACCTTTTGCGCCAGTGCTGCTTTGGCAATGGCCATATCAATCACTGCATTTTTTTGAACATCGGCCAATTGTTTTTTATAAGCATCAAATCCTGCAGTATTTGGACTATCACCTCCCATACCAAATTGTGCTGCTCCTACACTAGAAATTGTGGAACTAATATCTTTAAATAATCCTCCAGCACCAATACTATCTGGCGTAACCGACACTGAAGATCTTGCTGCGGTCATCAAACTATCAAATGACGGTACTGCTGCCTCTGCTGCCGCCTTAACGGCATTGGCTGCTTTGGTTGTTGAATCTATAAGACTACCGGGTAATTGTATTGGCATAATTAATCATCATTGTTAACATCATCGGATCCTGTGACTACTACGTGCTCACCGGATCCTTCATTTATTATACCTACATCGCCAATTCGGTGTATAGGCATAAATTCTGCAAAAACACTGTCAGATCCTGACACTGCGGTAGTGGTATGACCGCAATCAGTTACTCCTATTGTTCCTATAATTGCCTGCGGAAGAAAGTTAGTAAAGACAGAATCTGCACCGGACACATGTATCGTTACATAATCTTTATCAGAACCTTCTGGTACATCTGGGTGTCCTGCCCTGCACACCCCAACGCCAAGGTCAGTTAATCGTGAAACAAGCATAAATTGTCCTTTTAAATATTTAGCAACATAAATTATCAACCTTTCTAAATACTTAGATATATACTATATGAAAAAACTATTTTGGAATATATTGGGATTTTTAAGTTTAGGTATGGCCTACCTAGGAGTTATTACTCCGGGACTTCCCTACAGCATCTTTGTTGTATTTGCAGCCTATTGCTTTAGCAAGGGCAGTGAACGTATGCACCGTTGGATCTACAATCATCCATTGTTTGGGCCTTTCTTAACCAACTGGGGAGAGAAGCGTGTGTTCCCTACAAAAATGAAATACTTTATGCTAGCCATGATGAGCAGTAGTTTGATCATAATGGGATTGACAAATGTACCCACTCGCGGTATAATGTATACAGCGGTCTTTATGTGTCTAGTAGCAATTTGGGCTTGGCGTTTTCCTGGCTCAGTAGAGGAACACGAAAGACGTAAACTAAACAATGAGAAAATCGGATGGCTAAAATAACCCTCGATGAACTGGTAGACATAGCCTTTGCTCACGAAGAAGGAGATCCTTTTGACTGGGGAGTATTTTCTAAAGGCCAAGAACAGACCATGCGAATGATCGGCTCCAGCATACTAGAACAGTTTGACAAAGAAACAGTTACAGATGCAGATCGATTGATCATGTTGGCCACTATCACCAAACTGGTCACTGAAAATATGATCTTGCACACTAGATTGATGAAACAAAATGAAATGTGAACAGGGCGACCTTGCCAAAATTATCATGAGTATACGTCCTACCAACATAGGTAAAACTGTGTTGGTGGATCAGTATGTGGGACATTTTACGCAAGGTGAAGAATTTGAGTTTAGAGGAATTGCCTGTAAGGCCGCTATCACAGATCACTATTGGTGGATAGCTACAGAATTTGGATTGAGCAATATGTACGGGGATACTCCACGAGCCTACATTCCAGATACTTGGTTAGAACCAATTCGTCCTGAAAAACAAGTCCAAAAGCAACAACAAGACATTGACTTAACTGTTAAAATGTAGTATAATGATGTATGATCAGGACAAATTAAAAGAGTTGCAAAAAAATCTAGCACGAGATTTAGTTCATCTTGAAGAAACTGAATCAGTATCAGAACAGCAAATGGATAAAATTACTGAAACATATTCCGAAGTTTATGATATTATCACAAAGTTAAAATCTTTATGATAAGTAAGAGTTAAGACTGTATGAAGTAGAAAGAAAAGGATTCTGGACGCGGGTTCGACTCCCGCCAGGTCCACCATAAAACATATTACTAAATCGGCACCGGTAAAACGTTGATTACCCGGGGCAGGAAGTCTGGATACCTTGTAGTATGTTTTGTAATGGGCCTGCCATGGTTTCGACAGGGTCACAAGTAAAGAAATGGACAGTCCGGCAATGTAGAAGCCGTTAGGATTGGGGTAACCCGGTCGTAGACACAAAAAACCTAAATGCAAACAACGAAAGTTACGCATTGGCCGCCTAAACGCAGCCTGGGGTAAGACATACCTCGCAACAGAAACTCAGAACCCGCTTCGGCGGGTTTCTTTTTGTTATTAATTTTTCCTATTACGGCCATTAAAATATTTTAGCTAAAAACTATGGAAAACCATTGATCTATAGGATATATAACTGTACAATAAATATTGTTTCATTCACACACAAAGGAGATATTATGAAAACAGTTGGCAACAAATTAGCCCCATTCGCAGTCACAGGTGTCAAGCCAGGACAACCAGAAGACGCATTCTATACTATTACAGAAAATAGTTTTGAAGGCAAATGGAAAGTAATCGTTTACTATCCAAAAGACTTTACATTCGTTTGCCCTACAGAAATTGTGGCCTACGACAAATTGACACAAGACTTTGCTGATCGTGATGCAGTCTTGCTCACAGGTAGCACAGACAACGAGTTCTGCAAGGTGGCGTGGCAAACAGCACACAGTGATTTGAAGAAGATAACACATCACCAGTTTGCTGACACACAGCGTGGTGAGTTGTCATTGATTGAACAGTTGGGGGTATTCTATGCTCCAGCAGGTGCCGCACTTCGTGCCACATTTATCGTTGACCCAAACAATGAAATCCAACACGTGACTGTGAACAACTTGAACGTTGGTCGCTCACCAGAAGAAACTCTACGAGTTCTTGACGCATTGCAAACTGGCGAACTCTGTGCTTGTAACCGTACAGTAGGCGGCGAGACACTGTGATGTTAGACACAAAAAATGTTGATCGAGTTGGAAATACACTAGTTGATATATTCCATCGATTGGCACTTTTTGGCATAGGTGCCGCAACAGTATGGGCCGCAGGATGGACATTTTTTGAAATGTTCCAGAAACACCATGCCACAGTCGGCGACCTATTGCTGATGTTTATCTATTTAGAAATAGGGGCTATGGTTGGAATTTATTTTAAAACCAACCATATGCCTGTCAGGTTTCTACTTTACATAGCAATAACGGCATTGACCCGACACATGGTAGACATCATGAGTCACCAGCCTATTAACATTAGTGAAATGCTGGCGGTGGCTGGGTCCACATTTGTTATTGCCATCAGTGTACTGGTTATCCGATACACCAGTGCAAAATTTCCCAGTGATAAAAAAGATGAGGTAGCATAAAATGTTAGAATGTTTAATACTAGGTGATAGTATTGCTGTTGGTACCGCGACAGCAAGACCAGAATGTGTAGCCTATGCCAAGGGCGGAATCAACAGTTATCAATGGTTGAACAAAAATATTGATAAGACTCCACTCATAGCAAAGACAGTGATTATCAGTTTGGGATCAAACGATCACAAATATGTTAAAACTGAAAGCGAACTACGATCGATTCGAGAGCTCACCAAAGCTGATCGAGTCTATTGGATTTTACCTGCTATCAAGCCCGACATTCAAGAGATTGTGAAAAAAGTTGCCGCAGAAAACGGCGACACAGTTCTGCCCATCACCAGTCTCCAAAAAGATGGAGTTCATCCTAGTTGGGCAGGCTACAAACAATTAGGAGAACAGACACGATGACACAATGGGTAGACGCTCTCAAAGAGCAAAGCATTCCTGAGTATGCTAAAGATACAAAACTCAACATTGACGCAGTAATCAAGCGTTCAACACTGCCAGTGGAAGAAGCAGAAGCAGTTGCCCTAGCCGCTGCCTTTGCTACAGGCAACAGTAAACTGTGGACTTGGGTCCACAGCCAGCTTGCCAATCGAGTTGAAGCAGATGCTGCCTTAACTGCCGCAAGCCTAATGGCCATGAACAATGTGTGGTACCCCTATGTAGAAATGGCTGATGACGCTAACCTAACAGGTTTACCTGCACAGTTGCGAATGAATGCTATTAGTACGCACGGAGGTACAACCAAAGGACGCTTTGAAGCCTATAGTTTGGCTGCTAGTATTGTGGGCAAATGCCATTTCTGTGTCAAGGCACACTACGAAACACTCAAGAAGGAAGGCTACACAGTAGAACAACTTCGTGATATTGGACGAATTGCCGCAGTGATGACCAGCGTATCGAGAGTAGTAGCTAATTGATTTGAGCTTGACAACCTCCAAACTTCCTGTTATACTAGTAGCATAGTTTAACAAGTTTGGAGGTTTCTTTTGAGTATGCATTTAGAAGGTCCGTGGCTTAGTACCACAGGCAAGAAAAAAGGCAAGATAAAATTCGCATCTGCTGAACACGCAAGAAAGGCTAGAGAATTGGACGAAAGCTGGAAAGCTCTACAAAAGAAATGGGCTGTAGAAATTGAGGATAAGAAACGCAAGCGAGCACTGTCTGCCGAGCCCCTCAAAGGCAATTACTCTTTAAACATTCCTGCAGATCGCAGTACTGCTCATATTAAGAGCAGGGGTGACTTCACTGGTAACGCCACATTGGCTGCTCCAAAAGTCTATACCGGAACCAAAGTTAAAGGCATTGCCACAATGCACAAAAGCAATGCAGTACCTGTGTTTTCAGATGAAGAAGCAATCGATATTTCAAAGATGAGGCGTTAATATGACTAAAATAGAACAGCGATACAATATTGCTTATTACAACAAACGTATGAAGCAGAATAAAATTCTTAAATCTTTCTTGATTAAAACCATTTTAGAAAATAAAGAAAAAGGCTTAAATTGGACCTCAGAAGATTTAAACTATTTAAATTATGAGGATTTGTGGGAAATATGCGTAGCTGCCGTTGCAAAAAAATGCAGTATTGATCTTAGCACTGGAAAAGATTGGAGTTGTGAAGATTGGAAAATCGACCCCGATGGAAAAGTTAGTATTGTTCGAACTAGTAGTTACGGAAAAAATTATTCTGCAGGCATAACTGGTTGTAGAAATAAAGAATGGATTTTTGCATTAGTATATGAAAATATCCAGGAAAAGTTTTATTTTTTTAGTTTCCCTGCAACATTAGATGAACATACTATTCCTTTCGACTTAGAGACCGGCAATCCAAAAAGAATCAATCGCGATGGTAAAAGTAAAATGTGGGCAAAATATGAGTGCAAGAATATAAAAGAAATGATCAATAGTATTCAGAAAACGGATCGATAATCACCAGTTTCTCGGGTGATTTTGAACCTATGGGGTATATATTAAACGTTTCGCAAAGAAACTGAGATAGTTGACATGACAGAGATACCATCAAAATCATGTCCGCGGGTCTTGGCCAATGAGAAACCCGTATTTTCGGGATGCCAAGGGTCGCCAAAGGTACCACAAGTTATGAGCTGTGGTGGCTAATGGAGACAACTACACGAAAGTAGGGTTCTTTCAGAGCCTCGTGAAGTTAACTCCCTTTATGTAATGTTGTAGGAATTTTACAACACCAAGTCAAAGGAGGACTTATGGAAAAGTTATTTAAATTTACAGCCTATGTAATAGGCTTGGTCGCCGTGGCCGTTTTGATTCAAAATGTCACGCAGACCAAAATGCAAAAGCTACGTGAAGGTCAAATGTTATCATCGCCTGATATCGTATCAATTAAAACTCGAGAACGACAACTCGATTGTCTAGCAATGAACATCTATCGAGAAGCAGGACACGAAAACTTTGAAGGCAAAGTAGCAGTAGCACAAGTCACCATGAACAGGGCGTCTCATCCCTCGTTCCCAAAAGATGTCTGTGCAGTTGTTTTTCAAAAGTCAGTAGTGATAGACAGAGTCATTTGCCAATTCTCATGGT